ACCGCGCTGCACCGCCTGCAAGGCACGTTCCACACGGGCAAGCACGGCCGCGACCGCGCGCGCGAGCCGATCGCCGAGGGCGACCTCATCGTGGCGCCGCCGGACCTGACCGACGCCCAGCAGGCGGGCTGGCAGTACGCCGTTGCGAACATGCCGAAAGGCGTGGTCAAGCTGATCGATCGCGGAATTCTGAAAGTCTGGGTCGAGGCGGAGGATCGCCACAACACCGCGCGCATGATGCAAGCCATGCTGGACGCTGATACGAAGTTGAAGCTACTGGTCAAGGGGCCGAACGGGCTCGAAGCGTCGCCGTACTGCGACATCCTCGACAAGGCGGCCAAGACGATGTTCCGCGCCGCACAAGAGTTGGGCTTTTCGCCCGCCGCCCGTCCGCGACTGCGAACGGTGTTCGCCGGTGCCGAGACCGCCGCGCCCGAGACCGGGCCGCGCGCCGATCCGTGGTTGAGCCTGAAAGTCATTCCGGGTGGCAAGAGCGCCTAAACCGCCGCCTCCCGCTGATGACGATCCTGCTGTATTCGTGCAGCACGCGCTGGCCTATGCCCAACGCACCGCCGACGCACCCGCCGCCGCCTCGCTGCATGCCCGCCTGGCGTTCGACCGGTTCTTGCGCGACTACCGCGACGCCCGCCGCCGCGACAGCCAATGGACATTCGACGCCGCCGCCGCGACCCGCGCCATGCTGTTCGCCCAACAAATGCCGAACATCAAAGGCCCGGAGGCTGGCAAGAGCATCCTGCTGATGGACTGGCAGAAGTTCGCCTATGCTAACATTTTCGGGTTTAAGGAACGCTCGACCGGCCACCGCCGCTTCCGTCAAGCCGGCATCTTCGTGCCGAAAGGGAACGGCAAGACAACGGTTTCCGCACCGCTCGCGATGTATATGACCTTCGGTGAGGGCGAGGGCGGCGCGGAAGGCTACGCCGCCGCTGTGACCCGCGACCAGGCGCGCATCCTTTTCGACACGGCGCAAAACATGGTGCGCCGTTGTCCTGCCATGCAACGCGAATGGGGCGTGGGCATCCTGACGAACTCGATCTACCAGAACCGTACCGCGTCGCGGTTCGTACCGATCAGTTCCGACGCGAAGGCGCTCGACGGGCTGAATGTCCAAGTCGCGGTGTGTGACGAGATAGGGTCGCACCGAACGAGCGAAGTCTATGACGCGCTCAACACCGCGATGGGCAAACGCAGCCAGCCGTTCCTGCTATCGATCAGCACCGCCACCGCCAACAGCGCCGGCATCGGCCGACAGGTGTGGGATTATGTGTTACGCGTGCTTAACGGTGGACAAGACGACGAGCGTTTATTCGGCATCATCTATTCCGTTGACGATACGGACGATCCGTGGGACGAGGCGACCTGGGTCAAGGCCAACCCTGGGTGGGGCCGATCCGTCAACCCCGATGCGATCCGCGCCATCATGCGACAGGCCCGCAACAACCCCGCGCAAGAGGCCGCCGCGCGAACCCGACACTTGAACATCTGGATCGGCGCCGACGAGGCGCTGTTTTCCACGCGCGCATGGACCGCCTGCGGCAACCCCGGCTTGCGTATCGAGGACTATGAGGGCCGCGAGTGTCACCTTGCGCTCGACCTCGCCTCTAAATCCGACCTGGCCGCGATGGTCGCGGTCTTTCCCGAGGCTGACGGTTACGCGGTGTTCCTCCGCGCCTATCTCAATGAGGCCGCGGTGATGGAGGCGCGCAACCCGTCCTATCCGATCTGGGCCGTCAATGGTGAATTGGTCATTACGCAAGGTAACGAAACTGACTTTTCTGTCATCGAAACGGATGCGGTGGACTGGTGCCGCCGTTTCGCGGTCAAATCGATGGCGTATGATCCATGGGGATCAACGCAGCTTGCGCAACGCTTGCAGGCGCAAGGCGTTCCTATGTTGGAGTTCCGTTCCAATACTCAGAACTTTTCCGAGCCGACCAAAGAGCTTGAGGCTGCGATCCGCTCGACCCGCCTACAACATGACGGCAACGGCGTCCTGACCTGGTGTATCGGCAATGTGGTCGGCCGCTACGACGCGCGCGGCAACGTCTATCCGCGCAAGGCGCGACCGGAAAATAAGATCGATGGCGCAATAGCGCTGATCATGGGCATAGCTCGCTGCATGACCACAACCGAAACGAAATCGATCTATGAAACGCGCGGTTTTCTCATTGTCGAGTGACCGCGTGCCGTGCCTATCGTTTCATTTTCAACGGAGTGAGCCAATGCCGTTTGTGACCGGTTTTCTACGCGTGCGCCGCCGGGGTGGTCACCCTGATCAGGGACTGCCCGGGGAAGGCGAAGGCTCGACCGATCCCGACGATGGGATAGAGGGGGAAGGCCCTGACCAGGGCTTGCCCGCTCTGCCGCCGTTGCGCCCCGATGCGCCTAACCAGGGCCTACCAAGGCCGCCGCCTGGGGTGTTCCCACCGTTGACGCCCTCGCATCCGATCCAACCCGCGCGGCCTGGCGTACCGCCTGGCACGATTTGGCCGCCCGTGGGCGGTCCGGATCAGGGCCTTCCCGACGAACCGGGTGCACCTGGCCAGGGCTTGCCACCTGGCGCACCGGGTGCGCCTGGCCAGGGCCTTCCGGGGCGGCCAGTCGGGCCTGATCAGGGCTTGCCGTCCAAGACGTTCTGGGTCGTGGCGGGCATTCCTGGCGTCGGCTGGCGCTATATCTGCGTTGACCCGTCGCTTAAGCCCACGCCGCATCGCTGATCGCTGGCGCGTGGTCTCGACCTGATGTCGCACCATAGCTGGGGCGAGTTCCTCGGCACGCCGCGCGAACCGAAATTGACCACCGGGGCCGGCGCCTCGGTGGTCAAAACGGACTCGCTCGTTTCACAGGTGAACGCGCTGGCGTTTCCGCAACCGCTGCTATACGCCGCGCTCGGCGGCTACGCCTCCAATACCGGCGTCCCGGTGACGCCGCTCACTGCCCTGCAAGCGTCCGCCGTCTATGGCTGCGTGAAGTGCATCAGCGACGATATCGCTGGCCTCGACATCATCGTTCGCAAACGCCTGGCCAACGGCAACGGCTGGAAAATCGACACCGACCACCAGCTTAACGAGTTGTTCGCCAACCCCAACCGTTGGCAAACCCCGTTTGAGTTCTGGTCCTATCTGGTCTCGTCCCTGTGCTTCCGGGGCAATTCGTTCGCGGTGATCGAACGCGACTATGACGGCCACCCGATCGAACTGGTGCCGATCGCGCCCGACCGCGTGACGGTACAGCTCACCGATGACGGGACGCTATGGTATCGCGTCAACTCGCGACACATCGGCTACGGCATCATGGTCCCGCCGGACGATATGTTGCACCTAAAGAATATGTCGCTAGACACATTCCTGGGCGTGTCGCCGATCGCGATCGCGCAAGACGTGATCGGCCTGGCCCTGGCCACGCAACAGCATGGCGCGGTGCTGTTCCGCCAAGGCGGGCAAATCGGTGGCACCATCAACCACCCCGGCAAATTGTCTAAGGAAGCCGGCGACCGCATGGCCGCATCGTGGAAAGATACCCACAGTGGCGTGCAAAACGCCCACAAAGTGGCGATCTTGGAGGAAGGCGCTAAGTTCGAAAAGGTCGGAATGACCAACGAGGACGCGCAATTCCTGGCCACGCGCCAGTTTCAAACCCTCGAGATTTGCCGCCTGTTCAAGGTGCCGCCGCACAAGATCGGTGAGCTGACCCGCGCGACCTTTTCCAACATTGAACAGCAGCAACAGCAATACATCGATGACGCATTGCAACCGATCGCCAAGCGAATCCGCGATGCCGCGCATGCGCAACTGTTATTCGACGATGAGCGCGGAACCTACGAGGTAACGCATAGCTTCGAATCGATGTTGCGTGGCGATCAAAAGACCCGGTTTGAGTCGTATCAAATTGGCCTGTTGAACGGTTTTCTGTCCCGCAACGAAGTGCGCCAGCGCGAGAATATGAACCCGGTGGAAGGCGGTGATGAATACCGCGTACCGCTCAACACCGCCGACCCGACCAAGCCGGGCAACATTCCGCAGGAAATACCTGGCGGGGGCAATGGCAACGGGGGCGATAGCGATGGCGACGAGGAAAACGCCAATGACTGAGTTCGTGAGCGCCTATAAATTCAAGCTCTTGAACCGACGCCACAAGAACGCCGCCGCCTCGCACCTGGCCGTGCGGAAAATCATGGAAAGCCCGGCGATGACGGTCGATGACACCGCGCGCGCCCTGCGATTCTGCATATCGTCCGGCATCGTCGACCGCGAGCGCGACGTGATCGATCCCAAGGGCTGGGACCTGGCCTGGTTCCGCCGCAACCCGGTCGTGCTCTGGGCACACGATGCAACATCGTTCCCGATCGGCAAGGCGAGCGATGTCGACCTGATCGATGGCAAGCTAATGGCCACCGTCCGCTTTATGCCCGAGGACATGCCGCTGGCCGGACCCCGCGCTGAGGCGGTGTTCCGCATGGCAAAGGAAGGCTGGCTGGCCGCGACCTCGGTCGGCTTCCGCCCGCTGGCATGGGCCTATACGGAGGACAAAGATCGAGGCGCCGACGATTGGTTTCCCGGTGTCGACTTTTACCGCCAAGAACTGGTCGAGTTTTCCATCGTCACCGTGCCCGCCAACCCGGAAGCGCTGATGGAGGAACCCGCCACCAGCGACCCCGAGGCACCGCCGGACGCCGATCCGCCCGACCCCGCTGCTACCGTGGCCGCCGCCCGCGCGCGCCGCCGCAGGGTGCTCGCGCTGGCTCAGGCGAGCGGTTGATGTCCACCCCCACGACGCTAGGCGCGAGCGTTCCGCGTCGCCACGACCCGGCGTCGCGCCGGCACTAAGGAGGCTCCGAAAATGAACCACGAAAGGCTGCACGAACTGCGCCGCCGCCGCGCGGCCCTGCTTGCTGAGATGCAAAAGCTCGTGAAGCAGGAAGAGGACCCGGACGGCGAGGGCCTGTCGGAGGATCAATCCAACGAGTTCGAAGAACTCCGCACCGAACTAGCCAAGCTCGACGGCCGCATCCAGCGCCTAGAGGCTGCGCTGGCGGCCGATGCCGCTTCCGCCAATGGCAACGGTGACGACGATGGCGACGGCGGTGACGCGCAAGAGGACGCTTTCGCCCATGGCGGCCGCCGCCGCAATGTCGGTGGCTTCCGCTTCCGCACCGACACCACGCCCGCGACGGCGAAACGAGTGGTTAACGACAAGCCGGGCATTCGCGCCGCCACGTTCGCCTTTGGCCTGATGTATGCCCGCTTTCACAAGCTGTCGCTGGAAAAGGCCGCTGAATTCGTGGAAACCCGGTTCGGCGATGTTGCTGTGGCGAAGGCGCTTAATACCATCGTCACCGGCGAGGGTGGCGCGCTGATTCCCCAGGATTTTCTCGCCGACCTTATCGAGCTGCTACGCGCTAACACCGTGGTGCGCGGATCGATGCCGATGACCATCGGTATGTCGATGGGCAACTTGACCATCCCTCGCCTGGCCGGTGGCTCGACCGCCGCCTATCAAGGCGAGCTGGATGACATCGTGGTCAGCCAAGAGCGGTTCGATGACGTAAACTTCGTTGCGAAAAAGTTGACCGCCATGGTTCCGGTCTCCAACGACCTGATCCGCCGCGCGCCGATCGGCGTGGAAGAAGTCGTCCGCGATGACCTCATTCAGACCGTGGCCCGCCGCGAGGATCTGGCCTTCCTGCGTGGTGATGGCCTCGACAAAGGACCGATCGGGTTCCGTTCCCTGGTGCTGCCAACGAATATGCTGGTGATCGCCGCAATCGATGACATCACCTTGCCCGGCGCTGGCCTCAACGCCGTGGTGGCCGCGCTATCCGCCATGATGTTGACGTTACAAAACGGCCTGTCGCGCATGATCAAGCCGGTATGGATCATGGCACCGACCACCGCGCGGTTCATCGCCGTGCAGCGCGATAACGTCGGCGGCTTCTACTACAAGGACGAGATGGCGCGCGGCATGCTCGAGGGCATCCCCTACAAGCTGACGACGCAAATACCCACCAATCTCGGACTTGGCTTTGGCTCCGAAATCTACCTGGCAGCGTTCGAGGACGTGGTGATCGCCGACACTTACAATGTGATTGTCGACGCTTCCGACGTGGCAGCTTATACCGACGGCGGAACGATGATATCGACGTTCCAGCGTGATCAGTCGCTGTTCCGCGTCATTGCCGAGCACGACTTTAACATGCGCCACCTGCAATCGCTGGCAATCGGCACCACGATCGATTGGACCTTTACCGGGCTGGCCGGTCGGCCTGGTACACCCTGGTCCACTCAGGCGCTCAACCCAACCTGGTCGCAGGCGCCCGCGATCCGCCCGGCTACTCTCACCGGTGCGAATGCCCCGCCGCCGCTCGCCAACCCACGATAAGGAGGCCCAATGTCAGACCAGCCAATGCACCCCATGGTGCAGGTGCGCTTTACCAAGAGTCACCCGCCATACCGTGCCGGCGACGTGGCGACGTTTTCGCTCGGTGCTGCGCAAGAGATTGTCGCGCTTCGCCGCGCCGTCGCCATTGCTGGCGTCGGTCCTGCCCCGCCTGGGGCAGGGGACGAGACGCCGACCAATCAACGCGCTGTGCCCGCGCGCGTGACGAAGTAAGCCATGGCTGCGGCCTATACTTCGTTGCGTGTGGTGACGCCGCCGGACGCCGAACCGATCGATATCGCGGTGGTCCGGCGGCATTGCCGCATTGATCAAACCTATGATGACGACTTGCTCGCGATGCAGCTCACCACCGCGCGCCAGCTCGCCGAGCAATACCTAAACCGCGCGCTGATGACGCAAACCTTGCTCTATTCCTGGTCCTCGACGCCGCCGCCGACCGCGACGCCCCTGGTCCCGCAATCGCTGATCATTTTTCCGCTGAATTTTCCGCCGTTGACGCGTCGCGCGATCGAGCTACCGCGCGCGCCGGTCACCGAGGTGAAATCCGTCAAATGGGGACCGATCGATGACATGCAGGTGGCCGACCCGGACGATTATCGGCTGAACCTGGCAATTGAACCCGCGCAATTGCTGGTCAGGCCGCAATTGATCCCGATACTTCCGCAACAGAATCTACAAATTGAGTATGTCGCCGGTTACGGGGACGATCCTCGCATCATCCCGGCCGGCATCCTGCAAGGCATCCTGATCCTGACGGCGCACCTGTACGAGCACCGGGGCGACGCGAACCCCGAGTTTCCCGACGCCGCCTGGCTGGTGATGGGCATGCACCGCCTTTGGACCTTTTCGGGCTGACATGGCCAGCAACCCGGCTGGGGACCTGCCTGATGGCATCGCGTCATTGCGCTGGCTGGTACAGCTCTATCAACGCGTGCAAACGCCAGCGGCCACCGGCGGGCTCAGTGAGTCCCTTGTGCTGATCGCCTCGACCCATGGCGACGTGCAACCGTCCTGGGCCTCGACGTTCAACGAGTCCAAGGCGATCGACGAACCGATCAGCCACATCGTTTGCACCCGCTGGGTCGACTATATCGAAAATACGAACGTGATCATGCGTTCGACCTTGCGCCCGGAGGACAACACCTTCCGCACCGAACTTTTCCGCGTGCGTCGCGTGAAAGAAGTCGGCGGCCGGAAGCGCTTTTCCGCGATCGAAGTCGAGCTGGAGGCGTCCAAGACAACGCCCGACGATTCAGAGGCATCGCGCGTCGCCCTTTTCATGGAAAACCCCGTTTGAGTGCGCTCAAGCTGACCGTCACGACCTGGGGCGAACTGGCGCAGGACACCAAGGCGCTCAAGGCCCTAATGCGAGCCGCTGGCAACGACATCGCTAGCAAGACGCGCCGACTGATCGGCAATGAAGGCGGCGGCGGGCGCCTCTATCGGGGCGGCGGGGGGGCCGCCTACCGGGGCGCGTATAAACCTGGCAGTTACCGTGCTTCCGCCGTGGCCGAGGCGCCTGTGGCCGTCAGCGGGACCCTACGAGGGTCATTGAAGGTCTACGCCTACAAGAGCGGCGAAGGCTTCGCCGTCCGCCTGCGGCAATACTATGCGATCTGGTTGGAAACCGGGGCGAAGGGCGGTGGCAACCCGTTCGGTGGCCGTCCGAAAGCCGCGGCGGCCTGGCGCGCGCTGCCAAACCGCAGACGGCACCACGCTAAGGGCGTCTATACGCAACGCGTCCTACTGCCGCGCCCGTCGCTCGACCGCGTGCTGAATGACGCGGCCGCCAACCTCGACCGCCGGGTGTTGGCCGCGCTGCATGCGGGCCTGACCTGGAAGCAAACCAAGGCGCCCTGATGTTTATGGGCCTGATGATTGCCAACCTGCGGTCGAATTGCCCGGTTTTCGCCGGGCGCGTCGCTGGCGCGGGTGCCTTCAATGAAGGGCTAAAAAACTTCGCCGCCGCGATGCCGCGACCCGCCGCCTATGTCGTGCCGATCGGCCAGGACAGCGCTGGCAATCAGAGCATGGTCGGGCTGTATCAAATCTTGCAAACCACGATGGCCGTCATTGTCGAGCTGGACGCGACGGGTGATCGCCGTGGCCAGGATCCCGCGATGGGCTATGACGAGATTCAAACCGGCTTATTTTCCTGCCTGTTGAACTGGAAACCGGTCCCATGCGCCGGACCTCGGGGCATGTATACGATCGGCGGGCACTTCCTCGACCTCGATCGCGCCCGCCTGTTCTATCAATGGGAATTCGCGCTTGACGTGACGCTGAGTGACCAGGATGGCGCGGACCTCGACATCCGCGACCCGGATTGGGCGCCGTTGCGCGATATCGTGGTCAGCCTGCCAGAGCCCACCTTCCGCACCCTGACCAAGCGAACCGACTGGTACGAATATGCCCTGTGGGACGGTGGCGACAGCCAGTGGGACGATGGCGCCAGCCAGTGGGACGAGACCCTGATACCATGGGACGATGACAGAACGATGTGGTGCTGAGAGTGAACGATATCGACCCTACTGTCCCATCTGGCCCGATCGCCTACACCGCCGACCAACGTGCCAATTGGGAAGCCACCATTGCGCGCACCGATCGGTTGCAAGCCAGGTTGGACGAGGGGCCGTTTATGCGCCTGGCCGGTGGCCAAATGCGCGGCCCGCTGTTCCTTAATGCCGATCCGCTCGACCTCACCGAGGCCGCGACAAAGCGCTACGTCGACGTTTTGATAGGGATTGGCGGCCCCTACATGCCGGACGCGCCCCGCGATGGGTTCGCCTATGGCCGAAGTAACGGCTTCTGGGGCGAGGTCCTTCCGCTCACCGGTGGCAGGCTCACCGGATCGCTGTTGCTCGCCGCCGATCCGACGCTCGCCGCTGGCGCCGCGACGAAACGCTACGTCGACGCGCGGGTGTCCGCGATCCCGGAGGCCCCAATCGATGGCGGCGCCTATGGCCGAATTAACGGCTTCTGGGGCGAGGTCCTTCCGCTCACCGGTTGCAACCTGGGAGGCCCGCTGGTACTGGCCACCGAACCCACCTCGCCGAACGAGGCGGTGACGAAAGGCTACGTCGACGCGCGGGTGTCAAATCTGCCCGAGGCGCCGATCGATACCGCGTTCTATGGCCGCGCCAACGAGGCTTGGAAGCCGGTGCTCGGATTGGCCGGGGGCAGAATGATCGGCCCGCTGATACTGGCCGCCGATCCTGCCAATGCGCCCGAGGCCGCGACCAAGCGCTACGTCGACGCCCAATTCAGCGCAGGCGGTTTTCCCGACGCCCCGGTTGATGGCGTGCTGTATGGCCGTCAGGACGCCGCCTGGGCTGCGGTGCCGCCGCCTGGCACGGGTGGCGGTGGCATTCCCGACGCGCCCGCTGATGGCGTCCTATACGGCCGTCAGGACGCCGCCTGGACCGCGGTCCCACCGCCTGGCACGGGTGGCGGTGGCATTCCCGACGCGCCCGCTGATGGCGTCCTATACGGCCGTCAGGACGCCGCCTGGGCGCCGATCCCGCCTGGCGGCTTTGTCGAGCCGATCGGCCCCGGCACCTTTGGACGATTGCAGACCGGGACGTGGGCACGCACGGTCGTTGTCGAAGGCGATGTCATGACCGGCCCGCTGCAGGTGCCTGATGGCATCCCGGCTCGGGTTTCGCTGGCGGTGGGCGAACCTACGACCGGATTCTACCGCTCGCCCGCGCAAGGTCTGATCGCCACGCATGAAGGCACCGGCGTGATGCTGTTCAATCGCGGCGGTTCGATGCTGGTGACCGACCTCAGTATGCAGGGGCGCCGGATTACCGGTCTGAGCGAGCCGACCGATCCGGGCGACGCCGCCAGCAAGGAATATGTCGATTCGCAGGGCGCCGACCTGCCGACGCTCGACGCGCGCTATGTGCGCATGATCGGCGATACGATGACCGGGCCGCTGCAGGTGCCTGACGGCATGCCGAACGTCGTTTCGCTGGCGGTGGGCGAACCTACGACCGGATTCTACCGCTCGCCCGCGCAAGGTCTGATCGCCACGCATGAAAATGTCGGGGTGATGCTGTTCGGTCGCGCCGGCTCAATCCTGGCGACTGACCTCAGTATGGCGGGCCGTCGCATCACCAATCTGGACGCGCCGACCGATCCGGGCGATGCCGCCAGCAAGGGCTACGTTGACGCCCAGGGCGCCGACCTGCCGACGCTTGACGCGCGCTATGTGCGCATGATCGGCGATACGATGACCGGTCTCCTGACCTTCCAGGGCCAAAGTCTGGGCATTCTCTGGGACCAAGGGGCGACGATCTATCACGGGCCGAATGGCTTGGTTATTCGTCGCGACGCCGCCGACAACCCCGTGACGATCGAAGGTAGTGGCGGTCTGCCGTCAACCCGTTTCCCGATCCTCACGACGGACACGGGCGTGCGGAAAACGGGCGACACGATGTCCGGGCCGCTGAACGTGCCTGACGGCACCGTCACGGTTCCCGGTTTGGGATTGGGCGCGGCTGACGGCACGGGACTATCCCGATCACTCTCAGCGATCCTACTGTGCGTGCAAGGCGCCCCATTGGTCGCATTCTCGGCCGGCGCAATACCGGCGGTGCAATTCTATCAGCCGCTGTTCGTGCTCAACAATCGCATCCAGCAGATCGGCGACGCGACCGCTGCGGGTGATGCGCTGAACCTGCGCACTGGTGATGCGCGCTATCTGCAATTGGCGACCGGTGGTTCGGTGCGAGGCGATATACAGCTTATTGCCGCGTCCGGTATCGATGGCGAGATCGGCATTGACCTCGGTGGCCGGTTCGCCCGCATCTACTGGGGTAACGGCATCGTGCTGCGCCGTGGCGGTGGCGGCGAAAGTGCCTTTATCGAAAACAATAACGGATCAAACCGCAGCGAGATCATTACACAACAACTCGGCGACACACGCTATTTGCAACTCGCGGGCGGCGGCATCGTAGCTGGTCCTGTGCAGATTCTGACCACGCCGGTCATCGGCAATGACGCCGCGAACAAGACTTATGTCGATCAGGCCGTGGCCGCGGCCGTTGCGCCAACTGCGTTCCGCACCTTTGCTTTCACGCCGAACGACTTTACCATTGCGGCGCCGAGCGCAGCAACGCCGTTCCTTGATGTCAACGTCACTTTGCCCGGCGGGCCGCGCAATATCCTGATCAGCATCGACCCGGTGTTCGCGTCCAATGATCCGCAAGGCACGATGTGGGAGTTGTTCTATTCGACCGACCTAATAGCGCTCGAAAGCTCAGTCGTGGCCTACAAAATCACCAACAATACCGCCGCTTTCTTCCGCTCATCGGCAAAGCTCGCCGCCGCTGTCGATGCCTCGGCCGGTAGCGTCCGCGTCATCCTGCGCGTGCGGTGCACGACACTCGGCAGCCCGCTGATTCAGGTCGGCAACGGCGGCACGCTCGCGCCGACGATGCGGACCTTTGTCACCGTCCAGGACCTGGGACCCGTCTAATGCAATCGTTACTGGAGTAGCAACCATGATGGTCAAGCCCGCCGAAGGCCGCGCCGTGCGCGACCCTAACACCAAGGAACTGCTGCCGCGCGAGGGGCGCAACGTGCCCAACGATATGTTTTGGCGGCGCCGCTTGCGCGACGGCGACGTGGTGATGGTCCAGGACGAGGCGCCCGCGCCCGGCTCGCCCGTGCAATTGCCCAAGGCGAAAGGAGCCTGAGCTATGTCTGGGTCAATCAACTTTACCTATTACCCGACCTCCAACCGGGTGCCCGGCGTCTATGTAGAAATGGACCCCTCGCAAGCCAACACCGCGACCGAGCTGCAACGCTCGCTACTGATCGGCCAGACATTGGCCTCCGGTTCCGCTGTGGCCGATATTCCCGTCATCGTCCAATCACTTGCCCAGGTGGTCGACCTGTGCGGCGCCGGATCGATGCTGGCGGCGATGGCCGCGCGATACCTGACGATTGACCAGTTCGGCCCGCTTTACATCCTGCCGCTTAAGGACAACACCGCCGCCGTCGCCGCAGTGTCCACTCTGACCGTGACCGGAGCCGCCACCGCCTCGGGGACGATCAACCTGTATATCGCTGGCACGCTGGTGCAGGCCGCGGTCTATGTCGGCGACACCCCGACCGCTGTGGCCGCCGCTCTTACAGCCGCGATCACAGCGAATGCCAACCTGCCATGCGCCGCCGCCGCCGCCGCCGGTGTCATCACCCTGACCGCCAAGAATAAGGGCCTGGCAGCCAACGACATCGATCTGACCTTGAACTATCTGGGTCCGATGGGTGGCGAATATCCGGTGCCTGGCGTCGGCATCACCATTGTGAAGTTTGCCGGTGGCACCGCCAACCCGCTGTTGGTCGACGCCCTCGGCAATCTGCTAGATACCACCTTTGACTTTATCGGCATGCCGTATAACGACACCGCCTCGCTGAATGCGATGGAGGAATTCCTTTCCGACGCCATCGGCCGCTGGGCGTGGAATGAGGCGCTGTATGGCGGGGCGTTCTGTGCCTATCGCGGAACGCTTGGCCAATCGATCGCATTCGGTGAAACCCGCAATGACCAACATATGTCGGTGATGCCGTTCCAAGGCAGTCCCGACGCGGTGTGGATTTGGGCCGCCGAAGTCACCGCCTGGTGCGCGGCCAGCCTACGCGTTGACCCTGGCTTGCCGCTGCAATACATCACTACCACGCTAAAGGCGCCGCAGATTGCCGACCGCTGGTCGCTCGGCGAGCGGAATACGCTGCTGTATTCTGGCCTGTCATCGTTCCGCGTTGGCGACGATAACTCGGTCATCATGGAACGCATGGCGACCACCTATCAAAAGAACGCCGCCGGGGCCACCGACAATTCATATCTTGACGTTGAAACAATGTATGGGCTGATGTTCGTGGCGCGCGACCTGACCAACTACCTACTGACCCGCTACGCGCGCAAGAAGCTCGTTTCGGATACGACGGTGATCCTGGCAGGCTCGAATTGTGTCACCGCGCCGCTGATCCGCGCCTCGATCATCAGCGAATACCGCGTGCTCGAGGCAGACGGCTACGTGCAAAATAGCGCGACCTTCGCCAAGAACCTGGTGGTGCAGAATGCCGGCAGTGGACTGGTGAAGGTGCTGGCGCCGGTGGATCTGGTGAACCAGCTTCGACAAATCGCGATCCTGTTGCAGTTCCGCAAGAGCTAAGGAAGGAGTAAGGCAATGGCGAATTGCACCCCGCTTGCCGGCGTGACCGGCATCACGATCGACGGCAACGCTTATATGCTGGTGAGCGACCTCACCTGGTCGCCGACCAAATGGAAACGGGAAACCTTGCTTGGCCTCGACAGCGTGCACGGGTTCTCAGAAGTGCCCGCGCAAGGCTTCGTAGAGGGCATGCTCCGCGATAGCGGCGACATCACCGTGGGCGACTTCAACCTGATGCGCTGCGTTGAAGTGCTGGTGTCCCTGGCCAACGGCAAGATTGTCGGCGGCGCCAACATGTGGTGCGTGTCCGCGCTCGAAGTGAAGGCCGCTGAAGGCACCTTCCAGGTGCGTTTTGACGGTGTGTCGGTGGACGAAAACTGATGGCCGACCCCAAGCACGCCAACGGCGCCGATGCCGGACTAGATGCAACGATGACGATCCGCCTCGACCCGCCGGTGGTGACCGGAGGCGCGACGCATGATGAATTGATCCTCCGCGAACCGAGTTCCGGGGCAATGCGCGACGCTGAAAAGGAGCTTGGCATCGGTCCGCCTGGCTCATCTTCGATCGCGCAAATGTCCGCCTATAAAATCGCCGTGGTGGCGGCTGGCGCCCGCGTCAACCGCGCGGTGATCGAACGCGCGCGCAATAGCGAGGTCAACGCAGCCTACGATTTTTTGGCAAAACTATTAGAGCTTGGCCGAGTAACTGGCCCGAACTTGTCGCCGACCTTGCCCGGTTCTGGGGATGGGGACCAGCCGATGCCTGGGGCCTGACCGGAACCGAGTTGGTGTGGTGGGCCAGGCAATCCGATCGCATCGCCGCGCGAGAAGCTGAGGCAAGGCGCCAATAGATGGCCGGCTATTCCGTCACATATTCCGTTGTCGACCAGGCGACGGCGCAAATCGACGCCATCAACCGGCGCATCGTGCAAATGCGCGCGCCGTTGGAACGCCAGGCGAAAAGCCTGCAAAAGTTCGTCGACGTGTCGGGCCTCAAGAATGTCGCCACCGGGTTCGGCGAGATTGGCAAGCAGGCGTTCGGTGCGTTTTCGGAAATGTCCAAAATGGTGCCCGTCCTTGGCACCATCGGCAGCGCGACCACCGTTGCTGGGCTGGTCAAGATGGCAACCGCGTTTGCCAGCATGTCGCGCGAGCTGGTGCAGAACGCCGACCGGATCGGCGTGACCTCGCAAAAGCTGCAAGAACTCGAAACCATGATGCGGCTGACCGGCGGGTCCGCCGCCGACATGGACTCGACCCTGCAAAGCCTGACCACCATTTCGCGCAACGCCGCGCTTGGCCTCGACCAAAACGCCCGCGCCGCGTTCAACCGGCTGAACATCCAATTGCGCGACGCCAACGGCCAGTTCCGCTCGGCCGCCGACCTGTTGCCCGAACTGATGACCAAAATCGGCCAGCTTAAGGACCCCACCGACCGCGCGCGCGTGGCCGCCGCCACGCTGGGGGACGCGCAAAACAAGGTCTACGAGTCGTTTATTCACTCGTCTAAATCGTGGTCCGAATGGCAAACCGAGGCGGCCGGATATCCCAAGCTGACCGACCAACAAACCGCCGCCTATCAACGTTTCAGCGAGTCGATTGGCAGACTCACGCAAGGCTTTTCGTCGCTCGGCGAGCAAGTGGGCGTGACGATCGCGACCGCCCTAACGCCGCTTGTCAACTGGGCGGGCGACTGGGTGAAAGTGCACACCCCCGCCATTGCTGGCGGCATCGATACGCTGATCACCAAACACCAGGACCTGGCAGCGGCGGGCGCTGCGGTGCTGTCATTCTTTTCCCTCAAGTTTGCCGCTGGCCTGATCGGCGCCGTCGGCCGCATCGCCTCATCGTTCGGCCTGGTCGGCACCGGAACGCTCGGCGCTGGCGGCGCTGGATTGCTGGGCGCGCTCGGTTCCGTGCTCGCGCTGATCACCGCCGCCGTTGCTGCGAACAAAGCGTTGCAGGCGGTGACGCCCACCGTGGAAAACCTGTTGTGGGGCAAGGACACGTCCAAGGACGTTGAACGCCTGGCGCAAGCCAGCCACCAACGATTGACGGGCCTCGGCGTGCCTGAATGGATGACGAACATCCTGGCGCCGACCACCGGCGAACCGACCGGGCCACCGCCTGGCGCGGCGCCTGGCCTGGCCACCGGCCCGCGCGTCAACGCCCTGCCCACGCCCTCGACCTCCCCATTGCCCGCACCGATGCGGACTCCTGGCTTCTATCAATTGCCCGAGCCGACGCCCTCGGCCAAAATGCAAAGCGAACGCGCGAAACAGGCTTACGATTTTTTCCGGTCGCGCGGCTGGTCCGACGCCGCCGCTACGGGTCTCGTTGCCCGTCAACAACGTGAAAGCAATTTCAACCCGACCCTGCCGGGCGACGCTGGCCAGGCATACGGGGCTATGCAATGGCACCCCGACCGCCAGGCGAATTTTAAGCAGGTGTTCGGTCACGACATCCGGCAATCGACCTATCAGGAGCAATTGGAATTCCAGGACTGGGAGTTGCGCAACACTGAGAAGCGTTCGGGCGCCCTACTCGCCAATCCCAACCTGACCCCGGCGCAAGCGGGCGACATCGTGTCGCGCGATTATATCCGACCTTTCGACAAGGAGGGCGAGGCGCAAAAGACCGGCGCGCTGGCTAGCCAGTACTCGAGTCAATACGCCGCCGCCGCCCCTCCCGTGGCCGCTGGGGCGCCCGTGCAAACCGCCGCTGCAGGTGCACCTGGCGCACCTGGCGCCGCTGGCAAGGTTGCGGTGTCGATCACTCACGTAAACCCACCGCCTAACACTGCCATCACCGCGACGGGATCGGGCGCCGTTGATGTCGAGCCGCCGCGCACCGAACGCCAACAACTGGCCGCCGCATGAGCGATCTTCTGCGCGCGATTCCCAGCCTTTGGACCGGACTGGAAGCCGATATCTCGGGCCAGTCCTGGGGCAGTGGCGCATGGTTCCTGCAATTGCAGCCGGGGAGCTGGCGCGGTGTCGGGTTCGTCATGGACACCATGCAATGCAAAGCTGGGCGCCGCGTCGCCGTGCACGAGTATCCGTATCGCCCGACGATCTGGGCCGAGGACCTCGGATTGTTGCCCCGTCGCTTCGCCCTGCAAGGCTACCTATGCGGCGATGACGTGTACCAACAACGCGACGCCATGATTGCCGCATGCGAGCAACCGGGGGCGGGGACGTTGGTGCACCCGACAATGGGCGCCGTGGAGTGCGTCTTGCTGGACTTCGCCGTGACCGATCGTCGCGAACATGGCCGTGTGGTGGAGGTCGCCCTCGCTTTCATCGTCAGCGGCGACATCCGCTATCCGGGATCTGCCACCGCCACCGGCGACGATGTGACCGCGCGAGCCGCGAACCTTGGCGCCGCCTCGTCCGCCGACCTGGCCGCCAGCTCGGCGACGTGGGACTGATGCCGGTCAGGGTCACCACCATTGCGGCCGCTGCGGTGCCCGCCTGGGCCGCCCTGGCAAACGCCGCTGTAGACGATCCGACCCGCGCGCTGAGGGCCGTCACGGGGCTGCAAGGCGCCTATTACGGGCGCTATGCGATGGGCCGCCGCGCGACGCTGCAACCTGCCACCGCCACCGTTGCGAGCGTGCTCGCCGATAGCATCGCCCAACGCACCGCGGTGCAAACCGCGACCGCCGCCCTACTGATCGCGGCAACATCTCTCACAACGGGCACAGCGGGCGCTCGACGGGCCATCGGTGCGAGGACTGCACCTTTCGCCACGGCTGCGCAGGCGGTCGCTGGCGCGGTTCTGGCGAGCGCTGCTGACCCCGCCGACGCCATCCGCCTGTTGCTGCCGCTCGCGACCTGGATCGAGCCGCCGATCCCGGGTTATGGGCCGCTCGCGCAATCCGCCACGATCGCCCGCGCCGCCATCGCCTCGAACCTGCGTTGCGCCGCGCTGGCCGCGCTCGCGCAAGCCTCGGCCGCCTATCAACCCGTGTCCTTCCAAGACGCGCAGGCCGTCCGCGCCCTGGTGTGCAACGCCCTCGACGCGGAGGCGACGCGCGCCGGCGATTCCGGCGTGCGGGATGCAACGTTCGCCGCGTTGCGTGCAACGCGCGCCGCCGTCGCGCTCGACCTCGCGGTTCGTGGCGCCAACCTGGCCGCCCTGGTTGAGGTCACCACGATCGCGCCCATGCCATCGCTGGCGGCGGCGTGGTGGCTTTACCAAGACACGACGCGCGAGCCGCAGCTCGTCGCCTCCGCTGATCCGCCGCATCCAATGTTCTTGCCGCTGAGCTTCCCGGCGCTCGACCGATGAGCGACGCGCATGGCGTCATTCCGCACGGGCCGCCGCCTGGCGCTTCCGACGCCCTGACCCTGACCGTGGGCGGCGCTACCCTCGGCGGCTGGCAACGCATCGTTGTAGCGCGTGGCCTCGGTGTGATCCCTGCATCATTTGACATAACTGTCACCGAAAAGTTCCCACTCACACCCGCCGCCGACTTGCGACCTGGCATGCCGTGCACGGTGCAGATTGGCGCCGACCTGGTGCTTACCGGCTACGTCGACCGTTACACCGCCTCGGTGTCGGGGTCGGATCACTCGATCCGCATCCAAGGCCGCAGCAAATCCGAGGACCTGATGGACTGCGCCGCGTTTGTCGGAACCGTCCGCGCTGCGGGGACGCAGGTCCTCGGCGGCTCGGCCCTATCGATCGCGCAAAAGATCGCCGCGCCCTACGACTGCACCATCCAAAGCCTTGCCGGGCCTGGCGCCTCGATCCCACAATTCAACATCAACCTGGGCGAAACGGCGTGGGAGATAATCGACCGTATGACGCGGTTTTCTAAACTGATCGCCTATGACATGCCCGACGGCTCGGTGATGTTCGCGCAGGCTGGTGCCGAGACCATGGCGTCGGGCTTCGTGATCGGTGGCAACGTGGAGTCTGGTAGCGTTACGTTCGCGATGGACGGGCGCTATTCCGACTATGAAGGCCATTTTCTCTCGACGATGGCACTGGGCGATGATGCTGGCGTCAACACCCCCGGCGTCGGCCAGGTGATCCATGACGAGGGCGTGCCACGGTTTCGCAAGCGTTATGTCATCTCGGAACAAACCCAGCTAGGCATGTCGCTGGCCTATGCCCGCGCCCTGTGGGAATGCAATCGTCGCTTCGGGCTATCGATGCAATTTACGGTCACGTGCGACTCCTGGCGCGATGCCGCTGGCAAACTATGGGCGCCGAACCACCTGGCGCCGATCGCCGCGACGGTTCTGAAGCTCAACACCGCGTCATGGCTGATCGCCTCGGTGCAATACATCCGCGACGAAAACGGCCAGCACGCGCAATTGACCATGATGGACCCCAAGGCGTTCTCGCCCGAGCCGGTCGTGCTGCAACCGTTGATGCCGCTGGTCCAGGACATCCCTGGCGTGAGCAACCCGACCGCACCGGCGCCGCAATGAGCGACCACCGCGCCCAGCTCGACCGCCTTTGGCGCCGAGTCCTCATGGCGGTCATGCCGGTCAAGATTACCGCGACCGATGACAGTGGCCCGGTGCACCGCGCCCAAGTCCGCGGCTTCGCCCCTGAGACCATCGACCATATGCCGGTGTCGCAGATTTATGGCCTGGCGTCGCATGCCATGCCTGGCAGCGATGGCGTCGCGGTGTTCCTCACCGGTGACCGGTCGAGCGGCGTCATCATCGCCACCGGGAACCAGCAATACCGCTTGCGCGACCTGGCCGTGGGGGAGGTCGCGCTTTACGACAACGTGGGCAACATCGTCCATTTGCACACTGACGGAACGATTAAAATCACCTGCCCGACCATGGTGACGATCGAGGCGCAAGCGGTGAACATCGAAGGCCCCGGAGGCGGCATAGCGACCGTCAACCTGATGGGCGACATCCATTCAACGGGCACGATCACCGCCGACACGATCAACGCACCGCATGGGAACGTCGGCGGGTGACGGGCTGGGTCGACCTCGACCATTTGCCGTTTGATGCAGCGGATTCGCTACCGCCCGCACTGTGCGCCGGTGATGTCCTGATCCTGTGGGACAACCTGAAGGGCGAGGGTGACTGGGCGCTCGCCCTCGGTGACCTGCAAACCGGGCAGGACCTCGAGACCGCTTGCCTTGTGTCGCTGTTTACCGATCGCCTGGCCACGCCCGACTTTTCGCCGACCGATGGCACCACCGACCGGCGCGGCTGGTGGGCCGATCCTTACAACGAGGAGCCGCTCGGCTCGACCTTGTGGCAACTCGACCGCGCCAAGAAAACCCGCGACACATTGGGCACCGCGCGCCGCTATGCCCTGACCGCCTTACAATGGCTGATCGATGACGGGGTGGCCGCCTCGATCGCCTGCAACACAAGTTGGCTTGGCGGGGCGGGCTCGACCTTGCTTGGCATCGCGCTGGCAATCACGCGACCGAACGGCGCCCAAACCCGCTTTATGTTCGCGTGGGCGTGGGAAGGCATGGCGTCCCTGCCGTCGCCTGTTGCGGTTCCGCCGGTGCTTGCGACGATGCAACGCCGCATGATCGGGGGGTGACGCATGCCGTTCGGCCGACCAACCCTCACGCAGCTCCGCAGCACCGCAATCCAGGACATCACGACCTCGGGTGTTCCTGGCCTTGTCGGTCTGTTGCGCAACGCCGTTTTGCGCGCGCTGGCGTGGCCAATGTCGGGGCTGGCTTACTCGGTCTATGGCTACATCGACTGGTGTTTTCACCAGTCAATCCCGTTCACGGCGACCGATGAATACCTGACCGCATGGGCGGGCCTCATCCGGGTTTTCCAAAAGGACTCAACCCCCTCGACCGGCACCGCGACCTTCAGCGGCTACACGGGGCTTCCGGTGGCCGCTGGGGCGGCTCTGACCCGACAGGATGGCACGCCCTACACCGTGACCGCCGACGCCGCCGTGGGGCCTGATGGGACCGTTAGCGTGCCGTTCATTGCGGCGGTGTCCGGGGCGTTCACCAACGATCCGGGCGGCACGCCGATCAGCATCGATGATCCGGTGCGCGGCATCAATTCCGGGGGCTTTATCACCGGCCCCGCCACCGGTGGCGCCGACCAGGAGACGCAAGACGAGTTCCGCTCGCGCATGCTATTCGCCTATCGCAACCCCCCGCAGGGCGGCAGCGAAGCGGACTTCATTCGCTGGGCGCTGGAAGTGCCTGGCGTCACCCGCGCATGGAGCGGGGGCACCTGGCCGGGGCCTGGGTCGGTCGTGGTGTTCGTCATGCTCGACGATGCCAATGTACTAGCGGGGGGCTTCCCGATCGGCACCAATGGCACCGCGAGCGAGGAATGGCGTGGCACCGTCGCGACGGGTGATCAGCTCATCGTGGCCGAGCACCTGTGGCCGCTGCAACCCGTCACCGCGCTGGTGACCGTGGCCGCGCCGGTGCCGTTCCCGATCAACGTCACGCTTGCGACGCTCGCGCCCAACACCCCCGAAATGCGCGCGTCCATTGTCGCCGCTTTTGAGGATCTGTTCCTTTCGATCGCCGAGCCTGGCGGCGTCATCTATCCATCGGACCTTTACGGGGCTGCGCTGGCAGCGCCGGGCATTGTCAACTTTGCCATCGCTTCGCCGCAGGCCGCCGTGCATGCGCCGCCCGGTGCGTTGCCAATCATGGGGACCCTGACATGAGCGCGATCGATCCGACCGTTCCGGTTTATGGCCAACCGACCACGCAAAGCGTGCGCGATAACTTCGCGGTCGCGGCTGGGGAAATCACTGCGTTGGAGGACGCCGTGGCCGCGCTGTCGGCGATCCTTGGGGACATCACCGACTTGCCCGACGCCCTGGCCGGGATGTTGCCATTGACCGGTGGCACCCTGACCGGGCCGCTGCTTATTCAAGAGATAACGCCGTCCGGCCCTTTGCTGGTGACGCTCAACAAGCCGATCGGTTACGACAATTATGTCCGTTTTGAGCAACCGGGCGGCATCCCCAACTCTTGGAACATCGGCGCAAACGTCAACGCGATTTTTACCATTCAATCGGACGGCGACCCGCCCGCGTTTTCGATCGATGCAGTCCGCGACGTTATGACTATCTCGTCCGCAACGTTGTTGGTCCCGCCGTTGCTCGAGCGTCGCGCCGGGGGGTGGAATGATACTTTCGACTATGGCACCGACTCGCGCGTGTGGCAGGCACCTGGCGGTGTCCCGCTGATGACGCTCGGCCCGTCCGGGGCACTTGCGACGGCTGGCCCGCTTAACGTCACCGGCGGCATATCGACCAGCGCCGGCATCAACGTGACGGGCCAAGTCGCCAGTCCGCCCGCGCCAACGGCCAGCACGCATTTGACCAACAAGGCATATGTCGACGCCGCCGACGCTCTCGCGCTTCCGCGCACTGGCGGAATGCTCAGCGGGCCGCTGGTGTTGGCGGGTGACCCGACTGAGGTTTTCCACGCGGCAACGAAACAATACGTTGACGCGTCGCTCGCAACCGGGCTGGCCTATCAAGGCACCTGGGCGGTCGCAGCGAATAGTCCCGATCTGACGACGGTACCCGTGCAGGGCGGCTTCCGTTGGCTGTGCACGACTGCGAACCCGGCAATATCCGAGACACCGCCTGTTGCCATCCCCGGCTTGACCGGCAGAAGCATCTCTGATGGCGATTTCATTCTGTGGGATGCAGCGGTCGGGCAATTCAACCTGATTGCTTCCGGTGGCCTGACCAAGGCCGATGCCGACTCGCTCTATTTGTCGCTCGGCGGCGGTACGTTGAACAGCGGGATCTCATTCGGTAGCAACCTCGCGACGGGGACGACCGATTTTTCCAATCATTTGAGCTTGTGGGGTGGGGTCTACGGCATCTCGGTTACCGGCTCACGGCTGAACCTTGTCACCGGCGCAAGCGTCGTGATGGCCCTCGGTACAAGCGATGTCGCCACATTCAACGCCGCCGGACTGACGATGGCAGCGACACGATCAATCACGCTGTCCGCCGATCCGACAACCGCGTTGCATGCCGCAACGAAACAATACGTCGACACCGCCACCCCGCCGACCACCGTTGTGCCGGTCATTGACGGGGCCGTAGCGATCGGCACCGACACCGGCTGGGCGCGCGGCGATCACACTCATCCGACCGCCTTAAATATGAATCAAATCAACGTCACGGCTGGTTCGCTCACGCTGACGATTGCGCAAGTTAGGATGTATTTACTTTATTTTTACGGCACCCCAACGGCTCCCCTAACGGTGACATTCCCTGTGGGCACTAGCCCGAGCGTGGTGTGGCAGGTCCTGAACGTCACCGGCCAAAACATCACGCTGGCAGGTGTCGGCGGTGGAACGGTTCTTCTGCCGCCCAATCAATACCGAGAAGTGTGGACCGATAGGGGCGGCCTCTATCCGCTGAACACTGTCACCAACACCCCGCCTGCGGCCGACAATTCGCTCGTGGTTGCGAACACCGCTTGGACTAGCGCGAACTTCCTTCGTCTGACCGGTGGGACTATCAGTGGTGCGCTGACGGTATTCAGTGGCCTTTCATTGCCGAGCAGTACTTTCACTTGTGGCGCTACAAGCACCTTCAATAACGCGGCAACTTTCAATGCCGGCGTTTATATCGGTAGCCCGACCAGTTCCACCGGGACAGTCGTTTTACAAGGCGCTGCCGATTTCAATAAATCGATAACTTGGCGTTCGACGACCTCAGCACCGTTCTACACGTGGAGAATGCTGCGGGATGACGTTGGCGACGACATATACGGTGATTTTGAGTTTGTAAGTCATTATCCTAACGTGACGGTCGAACATATCATTTTCCATATCGATCGGGTCACAGGGCTGGCGACAGTCGGTAACGATCCGACTGCCCCGCTTGGCATTGCAACTAAGCAATATGTGGACAACAATCCGTTGGCCGCCGCACTGGCCGCGCGCGTCGCCGCACTCGAAGCACGCATTGCAGCCTGACCACGCAGGAGTCTGCTATGTCCGAAACAATCAACCCTACTCATCGCCATCCCCATTGCGAGCACCAGGCGTTAGAATGCCGGGTGACGCGTAAGCACTGGATCGCTAATCTGGTCGAGTGGACGCCGGTTTATGATGGCGCTGGTCGCATGATCAACAGCGACCCGAATAGGTTTATTAACGAAATGTCCTGCGCCACCTGCGGTCGGGTTTGGCAGGTGATCACCGAACTCGGTGTAAGCCACACGGTGGACAAGGCCACCACGCCGACCTGATCCGATGCTCGCGCCGGTTTATTCCGCATACGACTACTTAAGGCAATTCGTCCGCCTGCTACCGCGCGGCCGGGTGTGGCGACGCGGCGCCGGATCGGTGCAGACCGCCGACCTGCTAACGCTGATGCCAACGTGGGCGCGGTTGCATGGCCGCGCGAATGACCTGATCACCGAGGTATTCCCGTGCTCGACCACCGAGGGCTTGCAAGAATGGGAGTCAACCCTTGGCCTGCCCGACCCGTGCACCGGAACGCTTGGCACCCTGCAACAACGCCAAGCGGCGGTATGCGCCAAGTTCGCCGCGCGTGGCGGGCAATCGATCCCCTATTTTATCGACCTGGCAGAACGGCTCGGCTTCGTCATCACGATCGAAACTTTCCGCCCGTTCCGCGCTGGCATCAGCCGCGCCGGTGAGCGGCTTTATGGCGCCCCCTGGGCTTTCGTGTGGCGCGTCCATGCGCCCTCGACCACCGTGGTGTGGTTCCGCGCTGGTGTCAGTACCGCGGCCGAACCGCTGCGAAGCTGGGGGAACGAACTGCTAGAATGCACCCTTAATGCTTACAAGCCGGCCCATACTGTGATCATCTTCGCCTATGGATTGGAGGGCAGCCCATGAGCTGGATCGCAGCCGCACCGGGAAACTACAACGGCATGGTGGTCGGTGATGGCCATTGCGTCGCTTTTGTCCGCGCCGCCTCCGGGGCGCCGCACACGTCCGGCTGGCGGGCCGGCGAGCGGTTGTCATTCGCCCAGAATGCAACGCCCGGCATCGCTATCGCCACCTTCGGCTACGATAACCGTTATCAAAATGCCACCGATGGCAGCTCACATGCGGCGGTGTTGCTGTATGTGCACCCCGACGCCCTCGAGGTCCTCGATCAATGGGTGGGCCGCAAGGTCGGCCCCCGCCTGATCCGCTTCAAGAAAGGCAACGGCCTGCCCTGCGATGACGGTGACGCCTATCGCGTGATCGAGGCCGATGCTGGACCGGCCGCCGCCTAAGCCACCATTTGACACCACGCGCGCGGCGGTCCTGCTACTCGCCGCGATCATCCTTTGTTACGTGGCAATGTCCATGGTGGTAGTGGTTCGTTGCACAGTGTTTTGGATCGAGCCTTGCGCCAACCGAAACTGGGGCACGATCATCAGCGAATGGTTTTCGGAGGCGATTGTGGTCCTGATCGCCCTGGTGATGGCGAACCGGCCCAACCCGCCGCCGAATGAGTAAGGAGCCTGATCATGTATCGGATCGATAACACCACCAGTATCGGCGTTCTGCCGCCGCCGTCGCCCTCGACCTCGACGCCCAACCGGTTTTTCAGTGACGGCGACTATGCCACCGGACTCGACGCAACCGTTGTCGACGCCGAATGGTTGAACATGCAGCAAGAGGAAATATGCAACGTTGTGACGGCGGCGGGCTTCCCGTTGAACAAAGGCGACCGGACGCAACTCTATCAGGCGATCCGCCAAATGATCGCGGAAGGCTCGGTCCTGCCGCCCGATCTGTCGCTGTATGTCATGAAAACCGGCGACACGATGACCGGCGTATTAAACGTCAATGCCAACATCGCGTCAGCCGCCACCGTCAGCGCCAACCTTCTTTACAGTGCCGGCTCTATCTCTGCCGCTGCGAACATCAACGCAACCGGCGACATTGGCGCCACGAACGTTTACGCCGCTGCGAACATCGGCGCCGCCGGGACGGTCACCGGGTCTCGGCTTGTCAGCGAGGGAAATATCGACGCGGTCGACGATTTGACATGCGGTGCCAACGTTCATTGCATGGGTGTGTTCTCTACCAATGGCGTCTTTGCTAACACGTGGCCAACGCAAGACTTTGGCTTTGCGCAAAGCGGCGGCTACCGCAACTTTGCTTTTGGCGGCACGCTGTGGAACCTCAGTTGGGAAGTTGCGACCGGTACCCTCACGTGGTTCGGCATTGGCGCCCCGAGCTTTTCATCGGCCCCCGGCTCAAAGCATTTTACCGTCTGGGGGAATTATTTCTATCAAGGCAGCATTCCGGTGCCAGTTTCGGACGCACCGCGACGTGGCCTCGAGCACGTCTTGCAGCTTGCCGGAACCATGCAATTGCGGCCCGAGGACGTGCGGGATGTGCTACCGGAAGCGGTGCAGATATTCACCACTCGACGGGACGAGAGCGTGCCAGCCGTGGAAAGCCTCGCTATGACCGATGGCCCGATCATCCTCGCGCTGGTGCATGCCGTGCAGGAATTGAACGGGCTTCTGATGGCGCAGCAGGGCGCCCGCGCTTAAGGCTTGGAAGTCTGGCCTAGTACCGCCGCGATGGCCTCAGCGGTCTCGGGGTCAAACCCCTGGAACCGCTGTTGCACCGTCGCCAGCACCCGTTCCATCGCCACCGCGCGCTGCAACGTCCGGTCGGTGATCTGGGCCGCCGCACCGAGCAACAGGCGGTACAGCTCTAACAGCCCCACCGTGCCAGGCTCGACCCGGAATTGGCCCGTATCGTACAGGGTGCACACCGGAACCGGCTGGCGCTGCGGCCGTGGCGTCAGCGTCACCTTGTCGGGCGGCTCCGGGGTCTCGACATCGTTCGGCATGGCGACCTCGCGCGCGTGGTAATTTTTGCCGCCACAAATGAGGTCGGAAAAATGCCCGCGCGTCAAATGCTGGCCCGCTAATCGCCTTTGAGCGCCGACAGGATTGCCCGCCCTCGCGCATGGATGCGCGCGCGGGCTTCGTCGCTTGTCATGCTATCGCGCTCCGGGCTGATCCCGGCAGCATCGCGGATATCATCCAACGGATTGCGCCATGCCCCGCTTGATGGCCCGGCCGTTTTTTCGCACCATTCGCCGTCCGCCATCATGTTCGGTGGGAAAATCACGAGGCCGCTGCGATTGCCCAACCGAACGAGCGTCGCCTCGCCGCGCTCGCCCGCCATCGTGATCATGTATCGCCGCAACGCCGCATCCCGACGCCACGCGTCGGGATAGGCCGGGTCCGCCCATACCTGCATCACCGGAACGTTGACAGGCTCGCCCCCGCCGGGGTCGGCCGCGCCGACAAAATCGGGCATGATATCGATGACATAATGAACCCGATCGGGCCGGTGCAGCTCGCGCGCGTGCAGATCGACCAGCCAACGACAGCTCCACAAGCGACACTCGGGCGAGACCTGATTGAGCGTCGCATAGACCTTGCATCCACGATGACCCTGGTATCGGCACCGCTGGCCGGCCGCTTTGCCCAACCCCTCGACTGGTACCAACCGGCAGCAGAGCGTGCATGACCCGCACACCCGATTTGGCTTGCCCGCACTTACGGCCATTCTAATGCCGGGCATCGGGGCTATCCGCCGCCGTCGCTCGACAGAATGAGGCCCGCGTCCAGGATCATCCGCAACAATGGCACCGCCTGGCCGACCGGCAACGACACGTCCAGCCTGATCCGCGCTTCGCCGCTGGCGTCGACATTGAACGTGAGTACATCCGCCGCCTTGGACTTTACCGGGGCCAAGGGGGCGCCCAGCGCGGGCACCAGGGCGTGCACCGCCGCCGCCTCACGTGGCGTCGCTCCTGCCGGCATAGGGGTCACCTGGGCCTCGGTGAGGCCCAGCACCTTCGCGACCTTGGCCCTGATCCTCGGACCTGGCGCACCCCTGGCATTGATCCAATACCACGGCATGGCCTCCGGATGGGCCGAGTCTGGCTTGAGCGCGCGCCCGAGGTCGCGCTTGCTCATCCCCTTGGCCTTCATTGCCGCGCTGATCGCCGCGGCGACGTGGCCAAACTTCGCCAATTGATTCGCGCTAGGCGGCTGCGCCGGCTTGCGGCGTCCCGTCGGCATCACGCCACCTTACGGCGACGCGCCGTGTCCGCCCTGCGTTGCTCGCGTGCTTGGAACGCGTCGGCGGTGTTGTGCACCGCTGGCGCTTCGCGCTCGAGGACGACCTGGTACCACGCGTCGCGATGCGCCGCGCTCCGTGACTTGAACGGTCCTGCTTCGCGCGATGCGACGCACCAATACCAACCGCAGAACACCCCCGGTTGGCCTGCCTCGCGCCGATCGTTCCAATACCGCGCGATCGGCCTCGACAAATAAAAAACGCGGACGCTCCGTTGCACGTCCGCGATAAGGCTATTCCTGAGCCGCATGGGCATAACTCCGTTGTGCCGTTGACCGGCCAACGAACGACGCCGGGACATGCCACAATGGCACACCCCGGCGTCAGCGTCACGCCGCCTTGGCGGTGACCTCGACGATGCCGCCGACAACTTCGCCGATCGGACGCGCCTCGGCGAGAAGGCGATCCGCCCATAGGATCGCCAATTGGCGCCGCCGCTCCAGGTGTTGGCTACGATTGTATGGCCCCTCGCTGTCGCTCACACCGTTGGGCACGTGGTGCAACATCCGGTCGATTACCTGCCGATCGGACGGGTGGGCATCGTTCATAATCGTTGAAAACGCCGCCCGCCAACCGTGCGCAACGTGCCTCACGGGCAACGCCGTCCGCTTCAACATGCCTTGCACCGTTTTGGCCGCCACACATGCGCCCGGTACGCCCTCCGCTGCGAAAACGTAGGGGCCCGACCCGACCCGCCTGGCTTGCAGGATCACCGCGACCGCCTGCGGGGCCAGGGGGACCACGTGGCCACGCCGCCCGCCCTTCATCGCCTCGGCCGGAATGTCCAGCGTGGGGGCCGTCCCTGCCAGGTCTTGCACGTAGTCCCACCGCAACCGCGTCGCCTCGCTGATCCGCAACCCCGTGAGGGCAATCAGCCGATGGCAGAGGATCGTTCCTGCGTGGCACCGATGGCCGGCCTCGACCGCCGCCAGTACCGCGCGCGCCTCGACCAACGTCGACGCCGCTGGCTGGGGCACATGGGGCACGACGTGCACATCATCTCGGATCGCGTCGGCCGGATTGCGCTCGCAGGCATCATGCCGGATTGCCAGCCTGAACACCGCGTCGAGGACACTGCGCAGCATCGGCCGCATCGATGCCGGGGCTTGGTCGAGTGCCTCTTGCACCCTGCGCCATGTCACCGATGCAATTGGCAATGCCCCGATGGGGCGCACAATCCACCGCTCGACCTTCAGGCTGAGGCGGTGGGCGTACCCTTCCGACCAGGCTCCCTTCTTGTCGGCCGGACGCGCCCGGCGAGATGCGAACCACGCTTTGACAAAATGTGCGACGGTGTTGGCTTCCGCCTCGACCCGCTTGGCGTCCTCTTGCGCGCGGACCTCTTTCGGGTGCTCGCCACGGATGACAGCCGCGCGGGCTTGCACCCGCGCGTCGCGCGCATCGGCCAGCGAGATTGCCGGATACTGCCCGATAGTGAAGGCGGCGGGCTTGCCGCGCAGGCGGTACCGATACACCCATGTTTTGGTCCCGCCCGCATGCGGGACAAGATAGAGGGCGCCGCCGTCGCCGAGCTGCTTTGCACCTCGTTTGAGGTTGCGGCATGCGAGGTCGCTGAGGGGGCTATGGCGTTTCATGCCGCCGCCCTCCCTTTGCTGGCGCGGATCGTCCGGAGCAGGCGCGGCTCCCATAGATCGCTGGTGACCTGGCCGACGCCCTCGACCTGGACCGGCGTATCGAGGATGACCCGATACAGGCCGCCCTCTTTCCCCTGCACCGTGCCGGTGCGACCGACGAACTCGCGCATACCGCCGCGGATTGTCACGTGACGCATTGTGGTGTTCATTGGCAGAGTCCTTGTGTGCGTTGCGAAAACGGCGGCCCTGTGCTGGGCCGCCGTTGCCTTGTCACTCGCTGATCTGTGGCAGGTCGGTCCAGTCCGCGTATGCGTTCCACGCCGCGACCAACCGCTGTTCGCCGCCGACATCGCTGTGCAATGCCGCCTGCGCTGCCTCGACCTCGTGCCAGAGTCGATCGCCCTCGGCCTTGTCGGAATTGTTGGAGATGATACGCTGTGCCATGTGTGCGTGTCCTTCTGTTGTCGTGTCGCCGCTGGCCGATTAACTTCTATGTAAACTTGGCTTGCGACGTGACGTGCCACCGTGGCACGTCCTGACCGATCAGCACCACTAAAAAGGCCGGAATGCAACAGTTTTCGCATGCTCTGACGCGCCGTGACCTGCCGTGACCGACCATGATCAGCCTGGCGGTGTCTGCCCTGAAACCCGCCATCGGGCCGCAAGGCATTGATTTAATTCAAGTCGTTTGCGGAACAGGCTCAGCACATTAACTCTCGCATACACAAAACGCTCGGTTGGCATGCGTCTAGGTAATCACCGCGCGAGAGTCGTCACCATAACGCGTTATGGCAATTCAGGCGTGGCGGAGCCCGCCTGGCTTCGCACCTGGCCGCACCTTGGCCGGTGCCTCGACCTCCGGCGCCTTGGCATGTGCCAGCCGGCGTATGCCCTCGTTAACATCGCTCAGCCGCCACCGTTCAGTGCGCTGCACGATGGGAAGCGTTATCGGCGCCGGAAACTTGCCCGCCCGGACCAGGCGGTACAACGTCGACAGACTGACCGCCAACAGCTCAGCAACCTCGTCCCTGCGGAGCAACCGCTCATCGTCCACCGCCTCGACCTCGGCCCGCTCGGTCATGCCGTGACCTCCCGCACTAAATCGGGATCGGGCAACCACCGGCGCGCCTCGCGCAATTGCAGAGCGAACGCTACGACGGCATCCTCACTTTCCGCCGAGGCCGTGGCGAGAAGCCGCCCCGCGCCCTTGGTGAACGCCGCCGCGGCGACCTCTGGTGTCGCCGGTGCACCGCTCGCCCACCAGGTCACCGCGTCCGGCTCGCCCAGCTCGATCAGCGGGCCGGTGGCTGTCATGAGGACGCTCGATTGACGCGTTGCCCACAACGCAATCGCGCCGGGATTGGCCAGGCTGTGGAGGCCGGGCGGGGCGATGACCTCGCCCAACCGTTCCAACCGCTCGAGTGGCACCCGTCGCATGCTCGGGTTCACCAGGAATGGGCAAACCATCACGGCATACGTCGCACAGTCGTAGTGACTGCCTGGCTCGCTGGTGATCCGATTGATGGCGCACATGGGGCCGATCGGAAACACCGCCACGCGCCCGAGCGGCTGGCCGCAAATCCAGCACAGGCGGTGCGTCACCGCGCGGCTCCATTTGCGCGGATCGAGGATCGGAAAGATGGGCAACCCGTCGCGCCACTCGACAAACCACGGCACCGCAAATCCGCGGTGATCGCGTGGCAACACCGCGATCCGCGCTGGCATCGGGACGTCGTTACGCGGCGTTATCATCGTCGCCCCCTTTGCCGATCGACGCCACGGGCACGCGGAACGGCACCATGGGCACCGGTTCCGGCTTGGGGTCCATCGTGTCGAGGCGTTGCAGAATGAACCCGACCGACCGCTTGCGGACCTCCGGGCGCATCGCCGCCAATATCGCGAGGATCCGCTCAATATCGGCAAGCTCCTGATCCCGTGCCATGATCACCACCGCCTTGCATTTGCGACCGACAACAACACCCAGCCCGTGGTATCGGACCACCACGCGTTGAAAAACATTTTCAGTCGCCCGCGCATTTGATGTTGCTCGGCCGAATCGAGCTTGCGTTGCTGGACGTGCTCGCGCTTTTCGTCATGGATCACCGCCGGGGCGTCTGCGGGAAGCGCCCAGAGCGTCACCTTGACGGTCTGTATGCGGCGGTTCTCTGGCTTGCGATTGCTCATCGTGCACCGCCTCGTGGCCTGTCGAGGATGGCATCAAGCCGGGTCTCGACATCCATCACCGCGCCCATGTCCATTTGTCCGGCCTCGGTGAACGTGCCGTTATTCATATGCCGCAGCGCCCGCAGCTCGTTCGGCTGGTCCTTGTATTGGGCAATCAACTTGTCCCATTGCGCCAGCCAGTCGATGCTGTTGCGGAATGCGAACCCGCCGTCAGGCGTCGCAATCCGCCAGTCGCCACCGTCCGCGTCGGTGCTGGCGTTTTCCATCGCGTCGACCTGGCGCTGGGTAATCTCCCGCTTGGGTGCTGGCCGCTGCGGCTCCGCTGGCCGCTCGGGTGTGCCGTCAATGGTGATCCCCCCCGCGTCGACCTCGCGCCCGTCCATTTCATCATCGGTATAGTCTGAGACATCCTCGGGGAACGCCGCCCGCAGCACCGCCGCCTTCGTGCACTTGTGGATCATTTGCCGCGGCGCTTGCTGCCATCGTTGGTTCGGGACCTCGGATCGGAACGATGCTCGACCGTAGCATTCATCCCAAAATAATTGCTCGGTGAACGCCCGTTGCACGCCGCCGACATCGCGGTAGACCGTGACCGCGCACCATGTCGGATAGGTCAACGTCATCTCGACGTTGCGTGTGGAGCCATCGTCATTCTCGAATTGACCACGAAACGTCCGCTCGACATCGGGACCCCATACGGGCATATCCATGCCAGTCCATTTGCCCGATCGCGACGCGGTTATTTCGACTTCGTTAATACCCGACATCACGACTTGAACCTTGCGGCGTAGCTTGCTGTTATACATCGCAACGATGTGCACAGGCTTCTTCATTGGGTCCAATTTGCGCACGGTGCAGTAATCCAACACCGCCATGATTATCTCGGGGGTCTCGGCCGCCGGGTAGAGATCGGCCAAGACTCTCCACTGTACATCGGTGCCGGGGAATATCGCCGGCTTATTGATACGAACGGCGATCGACATCGGTTCACGTGCCATCAGTCCGACCCTTCCTCGGTTGTCTCGGGTGCCTCGCCGTCCGGCTCGTCAACCGGAGTAATTCCAGTGATCACCAGTTTTGGGGCTGCGTTCGACAGAAAGGCGCCCTCGATCACGACGCCCTGTTTAAGGTCGTCAAGGATCGCTCGCCGGTTGAGTTCCCGAATCATTTTCACATACTGCGCGGGGATCGCTTGTTCGTCGGTGATCAACGCCGATGGGCTGCCACGGGCAACCGATACGGTGCCCTCAAGCGCCATAAAGCGCGGATATCGCAGGATTTGCATAAGGTCCAATAGCTCGGATCGCAACGCCGCGAGGCGCTTGGCGTAGCGGGCCTGGCGCGCGCGATAGGTGCCCGCGAAAGCCTTGGCCTCGGCCGTCCGCATCGTCGCAAAGGCAATCGCGCGGACGATGCGCCGGATCAGGTCGTCCGGGTGCATCGCGCCCGGATCGGCGCCGAGTGCGGCCCTGATCGCGTTCTCATCATCGGCCAGGTCCGGGTCGCCCGCGAGCTGCGCCCGCGCTCGCTGCCACGCTGCAACGCAAAGCTCGATTGTCATGGGAGAGGGGCCGGTCGGTTCGCTCATCTCGTCGCCTCCGGGTCTAGAAAGTGCCACGCTGGCACGACTCAAGGGGCGACGGCAAGAGGCATTGCAGTAAGTGCAATTCGCAAATGATTGCTATTGGAAAGGCGGCGGCGGATCATCGTTATACGGTGGGGCTCACCACCGTGACAACGGCGTTAAGGCTACGTCATTGAGCCGTTACGACATGGAGGTTGCACAATGAACGTCTTGATCCACGGCGAGCCGCCGTGGCCCGTCCATATCCTTAATTCCCACACGATGGGGTATCGTCCGGCAACGGATACGCCGAACCTTTGGTTGCGCCGCCTAAAGTGGTGTCTCGTGATGCCGTGGGATGCGGTCGCACGTCCTGAAAATCCATCCCCTTATGTCTTAAAAGATGTGCACACAGAAGCGGATCGCGCGCCCACATATCCGCGCCGATGTCGCCAAACGTCAGCAAATCCAAGGTGATGCCGAAACCGCGGCACACCCTTGCTGCGGTTTCGTGTCCCATCTCGCGAGTGGCCGTTTCATACCTGGCATAAGCTGTTCGCCCGAGTAACGCGTCGGCCACCGCGTTCACTTCGGGCTGTGTGAGGCCCCGAAACTCGCGTACGGCTTTCAATCGCGCGGCGACCGGAAGTAAAAATCTCTCTTTTGTCTTAATTCGTCTGCGTGGCGGCATTTTCAAACCCCAATCAATCCTTCGTGAGCGGTGCCATTCTGGCACCAACTTGCCGTTAAGGCAATGAACGATGCGGCGTCCTGACCGGTCAGGACGTGCCACCTGCAACAGTTTGCAACGACCCAATTTGCCATCGTGCCTCGCTGGCACGTAAGCTCCGGGCATGCTTCACGCGCAGGTCATTCGGGAACTTGGCGGGCCGACCTTCCTGGCAGAACGGCTGGGCTATGGGCATAGTTCCGTTGTCAGCCGGTGGGCGACGCGTGGCATCCCCCCGATGCTCTGGGGCACCATCGCCAAGCTGTGCGCCCAGCACGAGCCGCCGATCCGTTGCGGCAAGCGCCGCCCGCTCACCTGGCAGGACTTCGCCGACGCCTCGCCGTTGTTCGCCCGCCGCCGCGCGGCTTGAGCGGTCATGCGCCGGACCTCCGCGCGCCAGCCGTGCTTTCCGATTCATTTTCCCGGCTTCGCGCGCGTGCACTGCCATCGCTGCGGGCGCCTCGGGGTGCGGATCGTCCAGCTTGGCTTGACCACCAACGGCGCTTTGGAGCGGGCCTGGTGCGGGCCTGACTGCGCCCAGCTCGACGGCTGGCCTTGGCTGATCAGTGAGGTATCGCGCCGCGACGCTCGCCGCGACGCCGCCCGCGCGACCGGGTGACGCCGATGATCAGGTCGCGGTTCCGACTGTCACCGCCGCCGACCGCAGAGGACGATCTGCACATTGCTGTTGCCGACGCCTTGCGCGTCCTGATCCTGCCGCCGGTGCAATGGACCACGTTCCCGGCCGGTGTCGGTGACCTGCCACCGCAGACCGCCGCACGGCTTTACAGGAAGGGCCTGGCATCGGGCTGGCCCGATATCCTGGTGTTGCACGTCCGCCTGTATGGGATCGAGCTAAAGGCCCCTGGGGGCCAGTTGACGCGCACCCGCCGCATCGTGCGCCCGCGCTCGGGCCGCGTCGTCGAGCGCATGGGCCAGGTCGAGCGCTTCCCGTTGCTCGAAGGCGCCGGGATGACCATCGCCACATGCCGGTCTGTCGCCGAAGTGGTGGACGTGCTGCGCGGCTGGGGCATCCCGATGCGGAGGGCTGCGGCGTGAGAGAGTTCCGCAAGCGTCCCGAGGACTGCGCCCTGTGCGGATCGCG